AATATAGGTAAAATATGTAAGAATTATATGTTATAATATTTTTAGCAAGAAGATGTAATCTACAATTTATAGAGTGGAGTTCATACAAAAGATTATCCTCCCAACGTATAGAAGGGAGGTGAGTATGTATGGATAATTTTTTACAAGGTGTACTAGCAAGTTTAGTTGCCAGTTTAATAGTTTACTTAACTAGTAAGTTATTTAAAAAAGTAAAAAGCCACTCAAACACGACTAAGAGTGACTTTGATTTTAAACTTACAATCAAGTTTAAAAGAAATAAACATTAATTTTTAGAACTTCACTCTAGTTTCAAATAGATTGTAGTTCTTCTTGCTTTTATTATACCACAAATTGGTACAGATATTCAAAAATAATATTTTTATGATATAATAAAAATGTAGAGATTTTGCAGTGTTCGATTTTTGTAATAAAATATGGCTTAACAATTGGAATACAAGGCATTGAGGGTGTGTGATAAATGTTATCAATTGCACTACTCATGATTCACTGCAAATTTGAGAGAGATGCGTATGTGTAGGTATTGGAAATGCTAAGTTTATTTTGGGGTTTTAGATTAACTATATGGAATGTAAATTGTTTTAAATTATTTGAAGAATCTGCACTATACTTGCGTTTTAGATTAACTATATGGAATGTAAATAAAATCTATTATTATCTGATTTAATTCATAATCAATTGTTTTAGATTAACTATATGGAATGTAAATGGGTGGGAGATATGGCAACTATCCACACATGAAATTGGTTTTAGATTAACTATGTGGAGAAAAACTAAATAAACAAAGAAAGCACTTACAAATATGTAGGTGCTTTTGTTTTGCTCAAATTGGTTGGTTGAGTAAAATAATTAGAAAAAAAGATATAGCTGAGGTAGTGTTTTACGACGCTAGCTTCAATAAAATTTTATTTGAAAAATATTCCAAAATAGCTTGACTGTAACTCGTTACAATGTTATTATTAATGTAACGAGTTACAGAAAAGAGGTGAATAAAATAGCAACTAAAAGTAGAGCAGAGTATATGAAAAATCGTCGAAAAGATAAAAGAGGTTTTAGTGTACTTTTAGACAAAGAAAAGTTAGATAAATTTGATGAAGTGTTAGAAGAGAAGAATCTAACTAAGAAAGAATGGCTAGAAGAAAAAATCGACGAGGAACTGGAACAAAAGGAATAAAAATTAAGGGTCACTCCCACCGACCAAAGTTTGAGCAACCCTTATTGACGTATACTATACATCAACTAACTATAGTATACGTCATTCCTTAAAAAATTTCAATTAAGGAGTGTAATATTATGAAAAATGAATTAATGATGTTTGAAGAAAAGAAAGTTGAAGTACTTGAATATAATGGGCAAGTTTTATTTAATCCATATGATTGTGGAAGATGTTTAGAGTTAAGTGATAGTGCAATAAGAAATCATTTATCTAAAATGAATGATACTCAAGCTGTATTATTAAAAAATTCTAATGTCCTAGATAAGGACTTTAGAAAATTGCATAACACAGGTGAAAAGTTCTTAACAGAGAGTGGAGTATATAAGTTAATATTTAAATCTAAAAAAGAAGAAGCTGAGAGATTTCAAGATTGGATAAGTGATGAAGTACTTCCAGCCATTCGACAAACTGGTGCATACATAACAAATAATGCTGACCCAGATAAGTTGAGAGAAAAAGCAAGCGAGATTGAAAAATTACAGTTAGCTTATAATAGTACATCTATGCTAAAAGAACTATTAGATGATGCAGGCTTTGACAACAAATCTAAACTATTAACAGCTAAGACATTGTACAAGAAAGCAGGAATTGATTTACCAATCGAGATAAACGAAGAAGAACATTATTTTGACACAAAACAAATAGCATCTAAACTGAAAATATATTCTAAGAGTAATAACCAGCACAACTTGCTGTTTGTGAGATTATTAAAAAGATTGATTTAGAAGATAGTGAAGTTAAGGGAGTTTGGGAAACGAATGGTTCTTGGACTGGTACTGTAAATAAATATACAAAGAGTGTAATAGATAAGGTTAGAACTTGGATAGAGGAAAATAATAGACCTACTAAGATACAAGGTGAGAAGAAGAATTTCCATGTTGTATATAAGGAGGCAATGTAATGGGAGATAACTTGCTAAATAATGTATGTAATGATGAAAAAGAATATCTTACTTCTTACCTAAAAACTCTAAGACAAAAAGATGAACATGATTTTTATGTTTTCAAACAAATAGTAGATAAATATTGTAAACAAGCAAAGTATAAATAAGAAATTAATTATATAAATTAAAAACACTTACTTAGGTAGGTGTTTTTTATTGAAAGGAAGTGATTATAATGTAAAAATTTTACTTATATAGTATAATAATGCTATAAAATAAATATTATGTGAGGTGATTGTTGTGTTTTGTTCAAACTGTGGTTATGAGATAACTGGTGCAGGCAAATTTTGCTCAAATTGTGGAACACCTACATTAGCAGATAAAGTTAACAATGATGATTTATTTATAAATGTTCATGGAAAAGAATTAAATCTGACTAATATTTATAAAGAAACTAAAGGAGATAAAATCTTAGCAATTGATATTGCAATGAGGTTACTAGGACTGGACATAAAAGAGTGTAAAAATATTATATATCCAGCTTTTAAAGAATTAAGTGAAAAAATAAATATCGAAGAGGAAAAAGAGATATTGAGGGAAGATGAGTATAAACAAACTAATGTACTTGAAGATGATAATGTTGCTCGTTGCCCTAGGTGTGGTTCTGTTTCATTGTCTGCACATAAGAAAGGGTTTGGTATAGGAAAAGCTGTAGCAGGAGCAACTGTTGTAGGAGGACTTGGTTTAATGGCAGGGAATTTAGGTGCAAAGAAAGTTAGAGTTACTTGTTTAAATTGTGGGAAACAGTTCTGGGCGTAAATAAATGGCTAAATATAAATTTATAAGCATTTGCTTGAAAATAGGCAAGTGCTTTTATTGTGCATGAAAGAGGGTGAGAAAGTGGCAACAATACAAACTTCAATAAAGATTTTTGACGGAATGACACCTGCATTTCGCAATATGACTACATCTATTAATACAACAATTAATAGCTTAGATAGATTGCAACAAAGATTACACAGTCCCTTGAATACAGGTGGCATACAGGCATCTCAACAAAGTTTAAATAATATTGAAAACATCTTAACTAGGATAGAACAGAAAATTGGAAGAAATACAAATGAACAAGAAAATTTTAACAATAGTATAAAACGAGGAAGTGATGCAAGCTCTGTATTGGTTTCTAGGCTTAAAAGTATAGCTGGCATATACATTGGGTTACGAGGTATAGAAAGTATTACAAAAGCAGCAGATACAATCTCAAGTACAAAAGCAAGGCTCGCTTTAATGAATGATGGATTACAGACAACAGACCAGCTTAATAAAATGATTTATTTGTCAGCCCAAAGTGCAAGAGCTAGTTATGCAGATACAGCAGCACAGGTAGCCAAACTTGGGATATTAGCAGGAGATGCTTTTGGAAGTTCAGCAGAGGTGGTAAAATTTACAGAACTTATGAATAAAGCTTTTGTAATCGGTGGAACATCAGCAAATGAAGCTAGTGCAGCAATGTATCAGCTTACTCAAGCTATGGGTGCAGGGAAACTTCAAGGTGATGAATTTCGTTCCATAATGGAAAATGCACCATTATTAGCTGCTAAAATAGCTGATGCAATGGGAAAAACTAAAGACCAATTGAAGGAACTATCAAGTAGCGGAGCAATAACAGCAGATGTTATAAGAAATGCACTGTTTAAAGCTTCTGACGAGATAGAAAAGAAATTTGCAAGTATGCCAATCACTTTTTCTCAAGCCCTTACAATGATGAAAAATGATGCTTATATGATATTTGGGCAAACTCTCGGTAAGATAAGTGGAGCTTTGCAAAGTGTGAGATTTAGTGAGATTGTTGTATCTGTGCGGAATGTTATGATTGCAATATCTTCAAATATTTATGATACATTAAATATCATAAAAAATATATTGAATAGTGATTTCTTTTCAAGTTTTATTACTAATGTTACAGTAGGAGCTGTATTAATAATACAAGGTTTGGGATGGATTACTAATGCTGCACTAAATGTTGCTAATGTGTTTGCTCAAAATTGGAGTATTGTTGCACCTATTATTTATGGGGTGATAGCGGCAATTGCGATATATAAAGGAGTATTACTTGCAAGTACAATTGCCACTATGGTAGCATCTTTTGTAAATTCATTGTATGCAGTAGCAGCGTATAAAGCTTGTGCAGCTTTAGCAGCACAAGAATTTGCGCTATTTGGTAAAATATCTGCACAAACTATGGAAGCTTTGGTAACAGCACAAGCAACAGCAGCACAATGGGGATTTAATGCAGCATTATTATCTTGTCCAATTTTTTGGATAATAGCAGGTATTATAGCATTTGTAGTAGTAGTTTTTGTTGCAGTAGCAGCAGTAAATAAATTCGCAGGAACAAGTCTGACTGTACTAGGAGCAATTGTAGGTGCAGTATTTGCAGCAGTGGCAGCAATACAAAATGTAATGATTGGGCTTCTCAATGGATGTATAGCTGTAAATGAAGCTATTGCTAATGGTTGGAATCAGTGCGTTTTTTTTATGAAACAAGCTATTGCGAAAGGTGTAATCTTTATAATCGAAAAAATGGCATCATTAAATGACTCTGTAAATAGTGCGGGTAATGCACTTGGGAAAGCTTTCATAGACGGGGTGAACATAGCAATAAGAGGTGTAAACAAATTAATTGACCTAATAAATAAAATACCAGGGATAAATATTGGTAAAGTAGGAGAGGCAACGTTTACGCCAGTTAAGGCAGATAATAGTTACATCAAACAACAGATTGATAGCTTAAACAGATGGGTAGGAGACGCACCAGAGAAAGTAAAATTGGAGCGAATGGGATACAAAGATATTGGAGCAGCATTTCAAAAAGGAAATGCACTTGGAACTAAATGGCAAAATGCTATAACTGATAAATTTAAAGATACTTTTGACATTAATAAGATGCTAGAAGATGCAAAGAAAAAATTAGGATTAGACGATTTGTGGAATAAACAAAATCCTTTAAACAACCTTGGTGGATTTGGTGGAGATTTAGGAAAAAGTGCAAAAGATACGGCAGGAAACACTGCAAAGATGGCTAAAACAATGGATAAAAGTCAAGAAGACCTTAAATATCTTAGAGACATAGCAGAACAGGAGGTAATAAACCGATTTACAGGAGTAAACATAAAAATTGATATGAACAATACAAATAACATAAGTAAAGATACAGATGTTGATGGAATAGTTAATGTCTTAACTGAAAAACTGAACGATGCTATGGTTGTATCAGCGGAAGGAATAGTTTAGAAAGGAGGTGTTTAAATGGCTTATGATTTTTATTTAGATGGAGTACAATTACCAATCCCACCACCCAAACTTGAAGTCAAAGTGACAAACAAGAACAAGACAGTTGATTTGATAAATACTGGAGAAGTAAACATATTAAAAAAGGAAGGGCTATCTGAGATAAGTTTTGAAGCAGAATTTACACACAATAAGCTACCATTTTATCAAGGGACTTTTAAAGATGTTCAATTCTTTTTAAGTAAACTAGAATTACTAAAAACTGATTGTAAGCCATTTCAATTTATTGTATCGAGGGAATTAGGTAATAAAGTACTATTTAACACTAATATAAAAGTATCTCTTGAAGAGTATGTTATTTCAGAAGATGCAGATAATGGCTCAGATACAAAAGTTGCAATAAAGTTAAAACAATATAGAGATTACTCAACTAAAAAGTTAGTACTTGCAACACCTGAAAAGACAAATTATGGTAGGACTCCCCCTCCAGTCATGAAACCAAAAGAATTTAGACCAGATTCATCCAATAAGCCAAATGGTAAAACATATACAGTAAAAGCAGGGGATTCTCTTTGGGCAATTTGTCAAAAGCAATTAGGAAATGGTTCGTTATACAAGAAAGTATATGAGTTAAATAAAACAATGATGGATAAAGCTAACAAGGGTAAAAAAGTACCTAAATATACCATCTACAAAGGGCAGGTGTTAAAACTTGGCTGATGATTTAGTTTTGGCAAATGATAGAGATGTAAGATTAGTTATTGCTCATTGGGAAGATTTCTATGAACCTGCTGTCATTGATGGTATCACATGGGAGATAGAAAGAAGAGGAACACCTTCTAAGTTAGAATTTACAATAGTTATGGATGATATACTACAATTCTGTGAGGGTAACTCTGTAAGGCTGTATTATAAAGGAATAGGCATATTTTATGGATATATATTTCAAAAGAAAAGAGATAAAGAAAATCACATTAAAATTGTTGCTTACGACCAGTTAAGATATTTTAAGAATAAAGATACTTATGTGTATAGTAATAAAACTGCATCTGAACTTGTAAAGATGTTAGCTAAAGATTTTAATTTAAAATACAATGTCATAGAAGATACTAAGTATAAAATATCTAGGATAGAAGAAAATAAAACACTCTTTGATATGGTCTTAACAGCACTAGATGATACTCTAAGAGAGAAAAAAGAAATGTATACCTTGTATGATGATTTTGGAAGAATAACATTAAAGAATGTTGCATCAATGAAACTGGATACTGTCATGAACAATGATGTCATAGAGGACTTTGATTATAATTCAAGTATAGATAGTGATACTTATACAAAAATCAAACTTGTAAGAGACAACGAGGAGTCAGGAAAAAGAGATGTGTATATTGCTCAAGACTCTACACATATGAGGAGTTGGGGAATACTTCAAATGTTTGAGACAGTTGATAAAAATATGAATGAAGCAGAGATAAAACAAAAGTGTGATATACTTCTAAAACTATATAATAAGAAAACTAAGTCATTAAGTTTAAAAAATGCACTTGGAGATATTAGAGTGAGAGCAGGTTGTTTAGTACCTGTTTTTTTAAATCTAGGAGATATTAAACTTCAAAATTATATGCTAGTTGAGAAAGTAAAACATACTTTTGAAAATAACAGTCACTTTATGGATTTGACTCTTGTTGATGGAGATGAATTTGCTTCTTATTCTTCAAGCTCATATTCAAGTGGAAATACTAACAATAAGGATGAAAAGAAAAATGGTCCTGCACAAAGTATTACGAAAAAAAATACAGGTAAAAAAGTTCCTGCTATATTTACTGCATATTATCCAGGGAACAATGCAATGGAAGGCGGAAAAACAGATTGCAATGGAAAGCCACTTGATGTAAAATCAAGAACTGTTGCTGGTCCAATGAATCGAGAAGGAGTTAAGAAAACTTGGTATACTGATGATTTTCTAAAGAAACATCCAGTTTTTGAATATGGAGATAAAGTAAAAATTATACTTCCTGGTACTGCCTATGACAACAAAGTATATACAGTTAAAGATAATGGAGGAAGAATATATGTTGAAACAAACGGAACATATCATATAGATATACTATTAGCTAATGCTAGTGAATGTAAAAAATTTGGTAGAAAGAATGGCTATATAATTATAGGTGGAGATGAAGAACAAACATATCAAGTTGAAGGTAATAACCAAAGTAGTACAAATAATAACTCTAAAGAAGATAAATTAATTAGTATAGCAAAAAGTAAACTGGGTTGTAATTATGTGTATGGAGCAGAAGGTCCTAATAATTTTGATTGCAGTGGGTTTACTCAATGGTGTTATAAACAAATAGGTATAAAAATTCCTCGTACTGCTTCTGCACAAAGTAAAGCAGGAAAAGCAGTAGATTTAAAAGATAGAAGCAAGTGGAAAGCAGGAGATTTATTGTGCAGAATTGGAGGAGGAAGTAACAACCATGTTGTGATGTATATTGGAAACAATCAAATAATTCATTCACCACAAACAGGAGATGTGGTAAAAATAGAATCTGTTAATTCTTATAGAAAAGGAAAAGCATATACACATGTGAGAAGATTTATATAAGTGAGGTGATAAAGTGTCACAAGAATTATTGCAAATAATTAAGAAGACTGCAATAGATGCAGTAGAAACAAGCAACCCAATGCAGATTGCATTTGGAACTATAGAAAGTCTTAATCCATTAGTAGTTAAGATAGAACAAAAACTATCTATTGGTGAAATTTTTCTAATACAAACAGATACATTTAAAAGATATACAGATAAAAAGATAGGAGATAAATTAGTCTTAATTAGGATGCAAGGAGGGCAACAATACTTGATTTTAGATAGGATGTGATGAAATGTTACCAACAGATAACATTGACTATGATATAGAAGATGTATCGATAATTAATTTTGATGTTAGACAAGAACCAAGTAAGACGTTTAAATTGAATATAGAGAAAAATAGAGTAGATGGTATTTGTGATGATGTAGAAGCATTAAAACAAACCATTTTTTTAATTTTAAATACTGAAAGGTATGAGCACCTTATTTATTCTAGAAATTATGGTGTTGAATTAAATGATTTAATTGGAGAACCTATTTCATATGTAATACCCGAACTTGAAAGAAGGATAACAGAAGCACTAATTCAAGATGATAGGATTGAAAATATAGATAATTTTGAGTTTCAAAATATAAAGGGTAAAGTACAATGTAGATTTTCAGTTCATACAAAATATGGAAATATAAAAGCAGAGAAGGTGGTGAGTGTATAATTGTTTGAGTTAATGACATTTGAAAATATAATTAAAAGAATGTTAGATAGTGTACCAGATACTTTTGATAAAAGGGAAGGTTCTATAATATATAATGCTCTTGCTCCTGTTGCTATAGAACTTACAGAAACATACATTGCTATGGATGAATTACTAGACCAAACATTCGTAGATACTGCTAGTTATTATTA